CAACTACGTAGCTCATAGTACGCTTTCTCAGGCGACAAGCCGTGTTGCTGTACTAGATTGCTAATCTCTACCCCATGCGTTTCAGAATGGGGGTGATTTTGTACAAACTGTTCCATTTGTACTTGTGCGCGTTCTTCAATCTGCGCTTGTTGCTGACGCTGCTGCGTCTGCTTCTCTAGTGGACCCAATCTACGGTCTAGTTCGTTCGTTATAACGCGTGCGTTGATCTGTGGTACTGCATCTGTACCAAATAGCTGCTCCATCGTGACGCCAGTAGCGAGTACACGTGCTACAACATCACGAACAGCCATAATCGGATCACGTTCAGCCATAGCACGCAGTTGCAGAGCCTCATGCGCCATCTGAGGCGACAAGTTGTTCTGCTTCATCACGTTGTCGAGTGCTTGGTACTGCTGATAATGCTGTTGCATCTGTCTCATCTGACGAGATGCTTGATTTGCAGCGTACTGAGCGCGATTGAGGTTGTAGGCTAGCTGCTTTTCGCGTCGTGTAGACGCAACTACCTGACCATCCTTGCCAAGTAGCTCACCTTTCGGACCTTTACGCGGTTTGTCGGTGAATAGTTGATCTTCCTTGGCATCTTTGCGTGGTTGATGACGGTCACTACCTGTTTCTGGTCGCTGCTCGTTAGTTTGACCATCACTTTGACCATCTTCTACACCTTGCGGGTGACTAATAGGCAGGTCTAGCTGCTCATTAGCACCTTCATCGCCTTGTTGCTGCTCTTGTGGCGCGTCTTTGATGCCAAATGTGTCACCAACCTGTGACATAAGGTCTTTTTCTTCAGGCATTGTAGCCTCCTACTAAGCAGCAGCACCTTGCTGCATCTGTTGTATCATCTCTGTAGCAATGTCAGCTACACTACGACCGCGAGCAAGTTGTACACCAAGTTGCTGCTTCATCTGCGGCGGCATTCCGTCAATCAGACGAGCTACTTCTTGCACTATACTAGCGATGTCGTCAATCTGAGGACCACTACCACCGCCACCACCCTGTGCCTGTTGTGCACCACCACCTTGTGCTTGTGCACGCGCCTTCATCATCTCCATGACCATCGCTTGTTTGCGATCTTGACCCTGCTGATCACCCTGTTCTTGCTGCGCTTCTTGTTGTATCTGCTCAGGCGGTGGTGCATTAGCTTCCTTCATGATGCCTTTGTAGATAAGCTCCCAATCTTCCTGACTAACAACTACGTTGTCGAACGCTTGTGATAGAACTTTGAGAGCAACAACAGCAGCGATGGGTGTTGCACGTGTGAACTGACCAATGATTTGACTGATCTGTAGCGCCTGTTCCTTCTTCGCGCGTGATGTCGGCTTGAGTGTGCTTCCACCAACGACGCGAGGGGTGAATGTGGAGCGGATTGTCTGTGCATCCATCTTCTCCCAATCAGCCGCCATCTTCTCACCTAGCAGAATAACTACTTCCTCTTTCTCCATGAACTGCATACACATCTGCGCGACTAACCATAATACAGTGCCGACGCTATCTTCAATAGCATCCATCTTCTCGTCAGCACGCGTCTGTATCTGGCTCTCATAGCTCTCAATAGCTTTGTTCGTTGTGTTTGTTTTATACTCAACACCACGCTGTACGCTTGCAACGCCTGATAGTCTGTCAATGGCCTCAAGTACTGGCTTCTTATCAAAGAACTTGATCGCCTCTGCGCTAGGTGGTAGGAGCGGACCAAGTACATCGCCTATCTTCTTTCCTTCAGGTAGGTCAACACCTACAACGTTGGAGTTAGTTGTACCTGATATGAGGCTCTCTAACAGTGACGTGTCTTTGAAGCTGTTCTTGTCGAACACTACCTTACCAGCAGCGAACTTGCGCACCTTGGCCCACTCATTGTTGATGACGTTGATGTCGTCTTGCTGATCTAAGTAGTAGGTCACTTCACCTTTGGCATACATGCTAATTGGGTCAGTGTGAAATTCCATTGGGACCACTGTGAAAAACTGGTCAAGAGAATAAGGATCATCCCACACCCACAGAGGATAAGACCAGTCATTACAATTGTATAACTCAACGCGGCGTGTAACTTTGTCCCATACATAGACCACCTTCGTCATCTGCGCTGCTAAGAACGAACGCTGATCTGCGTAGCCGTACTTACTATGTTCGGAAGTGCTATAAGAAAATAGTTGGAAGTTGTCTGTCTGACCACGATCACCTTGGTCGGGACTGACGCCAGCTTTAATGACATTAGTTGGTGAGAATACACTTTCCCACTCATCTGTACCGGGCTTCTTCCTTCCGTAACGAGCGCGAAGTAGGGCGGTATACATGAGGTCTTCAATCATCACCCAATTGCAAGGACCACTGAGGTCTAGGTCAGTAGCTGTTGTATCTACGATGATCTGATCTGGTCTACGCACCTTCACCCACGGACCTGCAGGCGTGAGCATGTCAATGGTTTCTTCTAGCGCAAGCAGCTTGCCTTCAGCCTCTTTGATGTCCTTCTGCGATTGCGCCTTCTCTAGCTCCTGTGAGAGCTTCTGTACTTCCTCTAATGCAGCTTCACTAGACTGCTCACGTAGTGTGTAGCCTACTTCAAACCATCCAACGTTGGTGAGTGCTGTTGAGACGATGTTGCGTTTGACTTTGCGTTTGAGATTAAGACCGGGAGTTGTCTTCTTTGCTGCGAGGACGTTGACGAGTTTTTCAACAACTCGCGCCTTCTTCTGATCCTCATCGTCTTCACATGTAAATTCAGCGTCAGGGTTCTTTGTAAACAAGAGAGGGACAAGTGCTGATACGTTTGCGAATACAATGTTCTCAGTGCTGTCGAAGCTGCCAGATAGTGATTTGCCTGCCTGCGCGTTATCTTCGGCACTCCTAGATGTGTCGTTACGAGTATGGTCATGTCTGTAGTACCTATACGCCTCGTCCCATGCTTCTGTACTCTTACTCATCGCGCTCTTGCCTTGATCATAGCGCGAACGCCATAACGGCCCACGGTGTTTAGAGACAGGTATCTTACTCTCACCTAACATGCGGTAGATAGGTTGATCATCCACTACACCGCTCGCAGGCTGCATGATGCCTTCAAAGCTAGTGAACTCACTGCTATCTGCAGCAGGCTCAGCCTTGCGGTTGTATTCCTCACCCGGTTCAAGTTCACTAGCCATAACGATGTCCTAAAGGGTTGTCTTTCTTCTTGTCACGCTCTTGCCACAGCATCCAGCTAGGTACGCGTTGTTCTTCAGGTGTCACGTATCTGCCGATGTCGGGCATATCAGAGAGTAAGTAACGCGTGGCGTCCATCGCATGGTCGTTGCGGTCCATCGGCTTGTCGATGCGCTCACCTGACGTAGACTGCTGCCAGAAATATCCAGTGCATTCATCCAACCACCAATCGAGTTTCGCATTAACGAACAAACGTGGGGAAGATGCAGATCGCTGGACAGGGTGGAGGAGTTTATAGTTAATGTTAAGGTAACTTCCAACCTTAACAATTCCGTTGGTGATGTCATTGTTGCCACGCTTCATCGCGATGTTGTCTTCTTTGAACATGTCAGCGATGGTCTTACCTACTGTGCGCTTGTGTACTGTTCTACGACCGAAGATGCTAGGGTCAGCTTGTATCTTGTGCATGTCGTCTACTTCAACTGACCACTCGTTGCGTATACGTCGTATAGCTGCAATCTGAAAGTCAATAGGCATTTCCTTTTGATAGAAGCCGTCGCAGACGATGACATGACCTTCAGGTGTTACAAAGCCTAGTAGATAGCATGATTGCTGTGCTTGACCGTAGTCATAACCTTCTATCCAGTTAGGCATGTAATGTGTTTCGTGATAACCGTCGAGTAGCGCAGTGATGTTCCCCTCTTGCAGCAGGTGTAAGCTGTTATCAAACTGCGGGTACACCAGTCCTTCATAGGCCACCCATTTGCCAAGTAGGAAGCGGTCGCGTTGTTGACCACTGTACATGGTTTCAAGAGTTTGTATGAAATCGCCACCTTCAGCCTCGTGTACGTGACGTAGCTCGTATGTGCTGCCTTCGATGACTTCAATGAGTAACTGCGGTTTGCCTTTGTCATCTAGCACCGGCTTTCTGTCTACATCGCGTACACAGATTAAGTCATCTGTAATGTAATCACTTTGTTTGTATTGAACTAAAGGGCGCACTAATTTGGTGTAGACCCAATTGCCTGTAGGATTACAGGTCAACATCATCCAGCGCGGTCCTGTCACCGGCATTGTTGGATCATCGCCAGTATAGCGCGCCCTCCCTCTCAAGCGGCCAAACAGATCAAGGAAGTCCTTGTGTGTTATCTCTGGGTCTTCTACCTGATCTACTATCACCCAATCGAAGGTGGCTGAAAGCAAGTTTGAACTGCTGCTCTCCGTCTTTGTTCCCTGTTGCGCGATATATCTGAAGTATATCGTTGTACCATTTTTCAAGTGACATATGTTGTCGCCGTTCTGACCAACTGCGAAGCTCACGATCCATGTCGGCGGACACCACTTCAGGAACTCCTTACGTATAGTGTCATTCAGCTTAGGATACGTCGAACGCGCGATAAGACCAGTGCAACCCGGATACATGTCAGCAAGTTGGATGGCCTTAATAACAGCAGCAGTAGTCTTACCATTGCCAAAGCCACCGCCATAGATTTGCACCTTAGCCTTTGAGTGTAGAAAGCGATCCTGCAAGCTGCCTTCTTTAAGCAGTAACTCAGGACGCTCAGCTACGTTAACAGTGCGTGTGCGAGCCACTAAGCAGCCTCAGCCCAACGTGTAGTACCACCACCGAGCCAGCGGTAGATTTGACCTGTTGCAGTGTCTACTCGTAACTCACCTACGAACGCACCTGCACCTGTAGGTACACCAGCGGCGAATGTAGTAGGTACACAGTAGCTCACATCAACTACACCATAGAAGCCGTTAGCGATGATACCCTGGCCGTCCTTGTTAGGTACGATAGCCATGCTACTTCTCCTTGATAACTTCTGAAGTCACATCACGTGCGTCGATGTCAACTGTAGGCATCTGCTTAGGTTGAGCTATCTCGCGTATGTGTCTAATGACTAAGCCGCCCTCTAGTGAGTGTCTGTGTTCCATCACTTGTTTAGGTGAGAAGCCGCCACGGTCGAGCATGTTCATCGCGATGCGAGCTTTAGTAGCTGGACGTGTTTCTTCATCCTCCATGATGTCTTCGAGCTTATTGAGAGCATCACTAGAGAGCGCGTCAATGCGCTTCTGCACGTTGTCAGCTTGCATCGCAGCGATGTTGTCTTTGAGAAGTGTATCAAGCTGCGTGAATAGTTGCAGCCCTTTGATCATGTCAATCTGAGATAGCTTCAAGCCAGTAGCTTCAGCGATCTCAGCGTCACTGATG